ACTTTAAGTATAAGTCATTTAATTCTTTTTCATTGTTTACTTGTAAACAGATGATAGAATTAGATGTAGTTTTCCACTCGTTAAAGGATTGTGGAAATTGCTCTGCGAAGTCTGCACAGCTATGTACTGATTGTTGGGCTTGATAACCCGGAGTTAAATCACTTCTAGTGATAACTACTAATTTTGTTTGTTCTTTGTTAATCTAAGTGTTCTTCATAATTATTTATTATTTTTTAAAAATTGTTGTTCTTCTTTTGTTAGACTTTTCATACCTTTTTCTGAAATCTTTTCCAGTATTCGATTTAATTCATCTTCTTTTTCTTTTCTTATTGAGTTAAATTCATAATCATCAATAAAACGTTTTTCAACGTTTGTTTTAAATAGTTTTTTAAACCAACCTAACATCTTTATATATTAAATTTTTTGTGGCTCTGGAGGGGAATGATCCCTCGTCTTCTGGTTTTAGAGGCCTTAGACTAACCATACAAAGCCGTTTTATTTCTACAAAAATACAACTAATTTTTAATCTACCAAATTTATTCTTGTTTTTTTAAATCCTCAATTGCTAACTCTTCTAATGTATGAGGATTGTGTTTCCAATTCTTCCAAACTTCAAAATCCTTTAATCTTTCAAATGTTTCTTTTGGAATTAAGACAAAACCATCTGGTGCAATAGCACCAAATTTATAATAGTGTGCATTCTTAATTTTTTCTTTGATTTCTTCTGTAATATTTCTTGGGTTCATCTTGTTTTTTAATATCTATTGTCTGCACTTTTTTAAATTTTAGTAACCACTTATATAATTTTGGTGAGATTATAAATACTACTTTCTCTATATTAGTTCTCCATACGTTTTCCCAAGTTCCGATATTACAAGTACTACACTCTTTATCATATTGTTGATGAGTACTACATAATGAAAACCATCTTTCTCTCAAAAAAAATCTACCTTTATCTCTCATATAATAGTTATCTAGAAATTTATTTATTCTTTTGTTTACTGCGTTATCTTTAGTAAACAATGTTTTATGTTTATCCATTCCATCCTCTCTCTCATTTGTAAGTTATATCTAAAAAATGATATTTAGTTTAATTTACCTCGGATTCCAGGCATATAAATCTCAATCAATTGTATCAATTCTTCTTTACATTCCGTAGTCAATGATTTATTTTTATTTTGATTCAACAAAATCATAAATGAGCTAACCACTTTATTAAATTTGAAAGAATCTGTAAAGTCAAATATGGTTTTCCTAAATGATTCTATATCAATAGTTTCTTCTCCTGTTTTATCTAACCACGTTTTCATTCTATTTATAAACCTTCTAATTCCAATTATATTTTCATCCGACCAAGAACCACCATCAAAATAGTGACCAATAAACATCAAATAAAATCTAATTTCATCAGAGTCATATCCATCCAAACTAACTACATTATCTTTTGACTTAGACATTTTCTCTCCTTGGTTCAAGATCATTCCTTGATGTACCAACTTAGTAATCGGTTCTTCAAAGTCAATAAATCCTATATCATACAAAAACATTGTAATAAATCTTACATAGATCAAGTGCATACAAGAATGTTCGGATCCGCCAACATACAAGTCAACTGGTTTTGGTTTAATACCTTTCATAATACAATAGATAATAGTATAGATAGAACTATCTACAAATGTGTCCATTGTATCTGTTTCTCCTTCGATAGGAATAGGACAACCCCAACTTCTTTGTCTTGAAACACACCAGTCGTGTTGATTTTCCAACCAATTTCTTTGTGATTTTATTGTAGATTCTGGAAAGTCAATCTTATCCAAACCGGTAATCAATCTTTCTTTATAATCAGTAATTTTAAAATACCATTGGTTCAATGTTTTCTTTTCTACTTCTGTAGAACATCTTTCACATTTACCCTCTTTTACTTGTTCTCTTGCCAATACTGTCTCACAACTATTACAGAAGTCAACTTCACCATCTTTCTTATAAGCCAAACCTTTATCATACAATTGTTTAAACAACCATTGTGTGTACTCAATATAGTTAGGATCAGAAGTAATCAACATTTCCTCATATTGAGTATCCATGTTATCCATCTGTATTCTAAAATTTTCTATATTTTCGTAGGTAACTTCTCTTGGGTCTCTACCTACTTTCTTTGCATAGTTTTCTGCGGGCAAACCGAATGCATCATAACCAAATGGTTGGAATACCGTTTCCCCTTTATATCTCAAATATCTGCAGTAACTATCCATAATAGCATAGTTATACCAATGTCCACAGTGCAACCCACTACCAGAAGGGTAAGGAAACATCACAGTCACATATTTATAGTTATCATTCATCTTATTTATATTCTTTATTATAGTTTAGTTGCAAATATAATAATTATATTTAATATATACCTTATGAAGTACATTAAAACAATAAATGATTATGATAGGATCAATGAAGAGTTAGATATTAGTTGGAGACAACTTTTAATTGGAATTGGAATTATGTGTACTTTGAGATATTATCTTAAAGATACTAAAATTACTACTAAGGAAACTGACAAGATTATTTATGATATAAGTAATAAACCTACTACAAATGAGGAAGTTCTAATAACTAAGTTTAAGAAAGATTTAATAAATGATATTTCAACAACTAATAAGTTAGATACAATAAATAAGGATTTAATTATATCTAAAATTAAAGAAATTAAGTTTGTATGTGTTGATACTGAAACTATGGAGTTTATAGGTGGTGAGAAAGGGGTTATGGCTTGTTATATAAGACATTTTGATGAAAGAGGTAATAAAGTAAAGGCAATTATTGTTGACAAACAACGGCTTAATTCTTTAGGTTCAGAACAGGTTGTTATTCATGAATTAAGACATTTGGTTGATGATATTATGAGTGATAAAGATATACCATACAGTGAGTTTACAAATATTGTTGATATTTTAGATAAGGATATAGTTCTTCAAAATGATAAGGGTAAGAAAAAACTACAAAGTAAGATAGATTTTTATTCAAAACAATTGGTTGAGATAGCTATTAAAACCAAAATAAGTGATATTAAAAATCCAGAAGGTAAAAAGGTTGCACTAGATGCGGTAGGCAGTTTTGAAGATCAGTTTCAGAGTATGTTTGATGATAAACATACTGCAGATTACTTAACTTCACCTGCAGAGGTTTATGTTAGATTTCATGGACTAAAACGATGGATGATACAAAATGGTTATCTAACTGATATGAATGATATTATAACTCAGGATAAGATAATTAAAATTTTATCAGATACAAGAATCTTAACTACTGGTAGTAAATTAAATTTAGATTTTGTTGAATTACTTTTCTATTTAGATGTTGATTTTACCGGTAAAGAAACACATGATTTTAAGAAGTTAAATTCTATAGTAGCAAATTATACAGATTATCTAAATAGACCGGTGGTTTAATTTATTCTAAACTTGCTAAATATTTGTTTAGATGCTCAAAAAGAAGGTATAAAGTTTGATAGAGTTAAATATGTAATGGATGAACTTAATAGAGTTTCTCTATATTATACAGATATTATGAATATGAAACAATTTGTAGTAGTAATGGAAAGAAATCAAAAGTTAGAAAAATTAGGAATATAAAGAAACCCACTTCTATCATTTATAATTTAATTATTTGCTCCCAAGGATTATTCTCATTACCAAAGTGACATATTGCAGTTTGTCTATAAATAGGTCTATTCATATCAAATAGTTTTACTATACCACTTGGAGTTACTGGAAATTTTTCTTTTACTAGTTCTATTAGTTTTATATCATCACCAGTTCCATAAGTATCAACATTGATTGAACTTGGTTCTGCAACACCGATCATATAAGATAATTCTACCTTACATTTTTTAGCCAATTTATTGGCAACTATATTTTTAGCAATATATCTTGCAAGATAAGCACCACTTCTATCTGTTTTTGAAGAATCTTTTCCAGAGAAAGCACCACCTCCAACAGGACAGTAAGGTCCATATTGGTCAACAACGATTTTTCTTCCGGTTACTCCACAGTCTGATACTGGACCACCAACATTCCAAGAACCTGCTGGGTTTATATACAATTTTGTATTTTCGTCTATTATATCTAAACCTACTACTCCTTTAATAAAGTCTAAGTTTAGTATATTTCTAAGTTCTTCTAAAGATATTTTAGTTGAGTGCATAGTAGAAATTAAAATACTTTCAACTCTTCTATTATCACCATCTTCTTCAATAGTAACTTGTGATTTTGCATCTGGTCCTAAATCAAAATATTTACCACCAATTGAAACAACTGCATCAACAATTTTTCTAGAGATATAAGAACCAAGTGGCATATAATTTGGTGTTTCGTCACTAGCATATCCAACCATAAATCCTTGGTCACCTGATGTTACTTCTTCATCACTAATCTCAACTGCTGAATTTATTTCAGTACTTTGTTTGCCTATTAAGTTAATTATTGTTAAGTTTTTATAGTAGAATCCATGTTCTGCATCAGTATAACCGATTTCTTTTACTAGATTTCTTATTACACTATCATAATCAATTATTGCTTTTGATTTTACTTCACCACCTAAGACTACTGTATTATCTTTAACCATTGTTTCTACTGCAACTTTTGAGGTTGGATCAATAGTAAGATAAGCATCTAAGATAGCATCTGAAATTTGGTCTGCTACTTTGTCTGGATGACCCCAAGCAACACATTCTGTTGTTATATATCTTTTCATAATTTAATTTTAGTTAAGCTTTATAGTGAAAAATAAATAAATGTTTTATATTTGTAGTATGAGTATTTAAAAACTATTTGTACTTATAATGATATAAATGTATGAACGATATAGTAATAGTTGATCACGTTGATAAATTTGACCCAATAAGTACTGAATTAGATGAGGATACACAGAAGTCATATCAGAATATGGCTAAACGACTTAAAGAATTAGCAAAAAGAAATATGAGAGTACTTAAAAGAAAAGAAAAAATAAAAAGAATATGCCAGAATTAGCAGAAGTAAGAATTATGAGTGATTATATAAATCATCACTCAAAGAAAAGAAAGTTTACAAAATTATATCACGTTGAGAAAGGTAATAACCCAATCGACTCTGAACTAATTGAAGATTTTGAAGTAATTGCCAATTCTTTTGGTAAAGAACTACAATTAAAAACTACAAATGATACAAAAACATTAGACTTCTCTGTATTTATGGGTATGTCTGGTAATTGGAAGTTTGTTCCTACTGAAAATTGGAATGATACTAAGTTTGTTAGAATGAGAATTGATACAGATGATGGTAATTCGTTATTACTTTATGGTTCTTATATGGGACCGAGATATAGATTAGGAGCTTTTACTGGTGTGAAAAGAGGACCAGATCCTACAAAAGATTTTGATAAGTTCAAAAGTAATGTTTTAGACAATCTAAAATTGAAAGCATTTGATAAACCAATTTGTGAAGTTCTTTTAAATCAGAAATACTTTAATGGAATTGGAGCATATCTTAATTCCGAAATAGTTGGTAGATTGGACTTTAACCCATTCAGAAATTTTAAATCACTATCATATAATGAGTTAAATAGTTTATTTAATGTATTAAAAAAATGTTGTGATGAGGCATACTATTTAGGTGGTGGTGAGTTACAAGATTGGTTTAATCCATTTGGTAAAGGTAACATAGAAGATTGGATAAAGTTTTATGGTAACAAAAATATATGTTTTAAACAAAAATTTGGAACAAGAAATATTTGGATTCAAAAAAAGTGGAAAATTACCTAAGAGGAACAATTCTTTTTATATATACATAAAGCAAATAATTTTATGAAGTATTATGTTTATACATTAAGTCATAATGGTATAGTGTTCTATGTTGGTAAAGGTTCTGGTAGAAGAATGTATATTCATGAAAAAAGAGCTAAAGTTGGTGTTAAATCAAATAATAATAGTGCGTTATATGAAAAAATATTATCTGTATTATCTATAGGTGACGAGATTGATTATTTTAAAATTTATGAGACAGATGATGAGATTGATTCATATAAAATAGAGGTTGAGTTGATTGATACGATAGGACTAGATAATCTTTGTAATTTAACAAGAGATTATTTAAAGACATCTGTATCAGAGATGGTTAAAAATGGATTAAAAAAGTCGGAAAAGTTTAAAAACGCAATTGAAAATAAAAGAAGTTCGGAGATACGGGAGTATTATAGAATTATAAATACTGGTGAAAATAATCCCAGATATGGTAAAAAAAATACACCTGAACACAATGAGGCTATTTTTAATTCATTAAAGAATATTCCAAAGTCTATTGAACATCGTAATAAAATATCAAATGCACTTAAAGGGTATAGAAAAACAAAAAAACATCTTGATAATATATCAAAATCACTAAAAAATTCAGAAAATTTTAAAAATATGGTTAAATCTGAGACCTTTAGAGAAAAACATAGAGAAATTTCTAAAAAGAGACATGATGAAAGAATAACTTATTACTTTAAATATAATGAAAATGTAATTATACATAAAGGAGGTTTAAAAAATATGACTGAAGACTATAATATATCATATTATTATTTAAAAAAATTAAGATATGGTGATATTGATGAATATAAAGGTTGGGAATTTATAAAAATGGAGAATGAAGATTGAGTTTGATAAAAATCATTATGTTATCTGTGAAGGAATAACATTACCTTTAACAAGAGAACAGATTATGGATATGCAATCATACGGTTATGATGCTCAAAATGTCATAGAAGATTTTTATAGAAAAAGTACTGCATATGTTAGAGATCAAAAGATTGATTTAATACTAAAAGATAATAAAAAATGAGTTTTTTAACTTAATATATAAATTACAAAAAAAAATTAGTTATGAAATATTTAAAAATATTCGAAAATTTTAAGGTAAATGAGGAAGTACCATATGATTATGATGCAGGTCAAACTCTTCGTCAAGAAAATGAGGTTTCAGATGAGGTTTCAACTGATTGGTCTGACTCAGAATTAGAAGATTTAGAAAAAATTGGTGCAGAAAATATTACAGATTCTTCTGCTATAATAAAAGGTGAATCTGGATTTATTATAGAAGTATCTAAGAAAATTGGAAGAGACCACGTAAACAGGGTTCAAAAAGAAGGAATTGTTTATTGTTTAAAAATGAACCAAGAACTACCTTATAAACAAGGAATCAATCATATTGAGGGTGGTAGAGAAGTTCGTAAAATGGACTATTCTAAAGCTAACTCAGGATTTGGTGATAGTAGAATAAGTGCTGATGCGGGTGGATGGAAGATAACTCTTCAAAAAATAGATAATGCATTTAAAATACATAGATTTAATCAAAAGGGTATAGTTCCTAGAATGACTAAAGATGGTGTAAGACCGGTTTAAAAAAAGAGAGACTTTCGTCTCTCTTTTTTTTTTAGTCTTGTAATTCAAGCTGTTCTTGTTTTTGAAGTAACTCCATCGCTCTTGATAATCTTGTTAAACCAATTCCTGCACCATATCTTGGGAAGAAATCAAAGTTTAAGAAATCATCTAATTCTTTAGTAACTCTTTCTTCACCAAACAATTCAAATAATTTAGCCGCATATCCACCTTCTGAAATAGTTTCAAATGTATGTCTCATTTCTTCTTTATCACAACTTCTTTCTGCAGAACCAATTGTTTCTTGTCCGAATAAAATAACATCTACTTTATTAAAGATTCCATTTGCTTTATGTTTCATATTCCAAAATGGGGAAGTTCTTTCAGGGAAATTTTGTAAAGAAACACAATGTCCTAATTCTTTCCACATTCTAGCTTCGTGTTCATCTTCTAAGATTTCAACTCCACCGTACTCTTCACAGATTTCATTGTAGTCGATTTCAACTGGTGAACCAAATCCTAAAAAGTTTAACAATTCATCTTCTAATACTTTAAGATCTTTTAAAGTTCCTTTAGATTCAAATTCAAACATTGGGAAAATAAGTTCGTGTCTTCCAGGGATTGGATCTTTTTCTGCTCTATAAGATGTAGAGATACAGAAGCATCCTGGTAATTCTGGATTTGATAGTAAAACTTCCTCTAAAATCATTTGACCTGTCTGTGGTAAGGGCCATACCTCACCATTATAGTTGTATGTTGATACTGAGAATGGATTTTCACATGCTGATAGAATCGTTAAATTTGGTTGTGTTGCGATTTCTACAAATCCTTTTTTTGTAAAAAATTCTCTTAGTAGATTTACTGCCGTGTTGTAGTTAGTAATGTTTTGAATGTTTGTTCTTTTTGTTCTTGACATATATAATTTTTTTTTTAGATAGCATAATGCCATCTAAAATTATTCTATGTATATATACAAAAATGTTAGTTTTGTTTTTGATAATCTTTTAATTTTTCGATTTTTCTAAGTTTAAAGTTTTTTGAAATACCTCTATTTAAAATTCCATCTAAACTAACTCTATTTGGACCTTTTAGATTTTTATCTACATTAAAATTTTCAAGGTATTTTTTTAATTCTGATCTACTTTCAAATACTAATAATTCATCATCTATTTCAATAAAATAAACTTTTGAATTAGGATTACCTTTACCTTTATTATTGTTACTCATTTTTTCAATGGATTCAATGTTATGCTTTCTACCTGGTCGACCTTTTAGAGTTTCTCTTATTTTATTTTTAACTTCTTCTGTTCTAGGTATTCCTTTACCATATCCCTCATGTCCCATTAGACCATTACTAATTTTTTTTCTATACTCTTCAGTCTTCATATATTCCTGAAATATAGTATTGTTTTTTAAAGAGTTTGATGTTTTTATTTTAGATTCCTCTCTGTGTCTAAATCCAGTTTGACCTTCACCACCATCAGTAAGATTATTTAAAGGACCACCATTTATCTCTCTGCCGATAATTTTTATTAGTCTTATTTCCTCATTATGTGCATCCTTTTCTAATAGGTTGTCAATAAGTATTTTATATAATGGTTTATAACCTTCTTTAAGAATTAAGTTTAATTTATTGTGAAAATGTGTTTTACTATTTTTGTATGTATAAAGGTGTTTTTTAACTCTATCTTTTGTTCCTTTTCCAATGTATATTGGTTCATAATCAAATTGGTAATCTCCATATATGAATTCACCTGGTTTTCTATTATCAAAATAGATGTAGATATAAAATTTATTTTCCATATACTATATATAAAAAATTACATCCTCCCTGACTATGAAATTGTAATTTTTTTTATGTCAATAAATCTATTTTTAAATCTCTTCGATTTTCTATAGTATCATTTTCTACCTTTTGTTTAAACCAATCTTTAACTTGTTCCTCATCAGTTCGTAGATAATCTAACCAACAATTATCCATTGTACTATACTTCATAAACTTTGTAAGTTCTTCACTAGTATATTTTTTTAATTTCATTTCTCTTATACGATTACCTTCTAATGTGATTATCATACCATCATCGGTTATATCTAAAATTCCTAACCAAAATGTTAGCATTTCTTGAAAGACCATACCTTTCTCAAATAGTCCATTGAAAACTATTTCATTTGTTTTTTCGTTTATATTACTCATATTTATTTATATAAAACAAATATACAAAATAAAAAATTAAATTCCGATAGAATTTAGTTTTTCATTTCTAAAATAAGGAATAAGTTTTTCTGATAATAATTCAAATGCGGTAATTTCAAAATCTTCAAGTTTAGATTTTTTATATCTTAGGCTATTACCCGAATTTTTCTTTTTCAGTAAATTGTTATAAATAACTTCAATTTCTTTTTCAGTAGGTTCTTCTACTTCATTAAAATTTGTAAAGTCAACTTCTGAAATGTTTATAAATCTACTATTTAATCCTTGTACAAGTTCGTGACTTATTTCATCAGATACTTTAATAAACTTCTTCCTTGAATGTTCATAAAAAATTGCAGTTAGTATTGGTGATACTGTTGATTCGAGGGAAATTGTACAATTGATAGGGGTTTGTGCCATTTTTGAAGTTTATTTTTATATATTATAGTACTAATCTTCTTTTAATATATTTTTTAATGTTTCTTCTCTTTTAGTTGATAGTTCCCAGGATTTATAATCTTGTTCTGACATTAGTTCAGATTCTTTAAATAATGAACCTCTACTTCTATCCGCACGACAGTCATATTTATTTTCGGTATCTGTTTCATCCAAATTAGCTTCAATATAACGTTCTATTACCATCTTACCATAAGATTTATGATAAACGGGTTTATTAAGGTCAAATTTATTTCTCATTTTACAAAGTTACATTTAATTTTTAATATATACAAAAAAGTAATTTTTATAATGAGATTTCTACAAAAGTTTAAAATATTTGAATCAACACAAGAGTTACCAGAATTTGGTACGAAATGGATTAATGATAAAGGCGAAAAAATATTTATACTAAAATCTTTAGATCCTGATTTTATTTCTTATTATAGAATTGATAGTCCTGAATATAAGTGGGATATTAGACCTTCTGCTTTTTATTCTGAGTATAAGCCATTAGATAAACATATTTATAGAGACGATATTGAGTTTGATTTTGATAAAGCTACTTATTTATCTGATGAAAGAGCTATAATTGCGGCTTACTTTATAACTAAACAAAATGAAAAGTCAATTGAAATTTTAAATATAAAAGAATTTGCTGCTGATACTGCAACTTTTGGTGATAATGCTAGACCTTATTCAGTTACTTTTCATAAAGGTACTTTACCGACTTCACAAATTGCAATTTTAGGAGAAGTTCCTGAAAAAGAAGGATTTTTCTATGTTAAAGTTCCTTATTGGTTGTACAAAGAAACACCAGAGTTGAATATTAAAAGAATCGTTGGTGATTTTCATCATATGAAAAGATTAGATCTTAGAGATCATAGTTTACGTAATAAAGAATTGATGTCGAACTTTAAAGATCCTAATGTTATTAAATACTTTGCATCTTATAATAAAGATGAAAGAACTCAACAACAAGTAAGGAACTACGCTCGTTCATAAGTTAAATAACTAAAGTCATGCTTGTGTCTTTCATCTGCTGGATGATATTCTTCTGAAACTAATTTCCATTCTTCTCCAATTTCTGGAAAGAAAGTATCTGCTTCAAAATCTGAATGAACTCTTGTTAGTTCAATTCTATCTGCAATTCCCATTGATTGTTTATAGATTTCTCCACCACCAATTATCCATATATCTTTATCCGAAAATTCTAATACTTCATCTAATGCAGATTGAATACTATCAAATGTAAAACATTTTTCTGGTACTGAGTAATCATTTTGTCTTGTTATAATTAAGTGTGTTCTATTAGGTAGAGGTTTAGGAAACGTTTCAAACGTCTTTCTACCCATAAGTATATGATTACCTGATGTAAGTTCTTTAAACCTCTTAAAATCATCTGGTAAGTGCCATACTAAGTTGTTATCTTTTCCAAGTGAGTTATTTTCTCCGGCTGCTGCTATAATTGTTATCATAGATATTTTATGATAAAAAAATAAAAAGTTTAATCTTCTGATATTGGAGAAGTGTAACAATCATTACTAAATGTAAACTTAATACACTCTGTAGTTGTAAAGAAGATACTATCATAACTAGAACTAGAAGGAATTGAATGTATTGATAAGGTTACATATTTAAAATCTGTTAGTCTTAATAGTTTAATTGCGGATTCAAATCCTATGTAGCGTAGATACTCTTGTTCTTTAGGAATTTCATAGTTTTTCTTTCTCCAAACATTACCATATTGAAATCCCGTATAATCTCCATTCCTTTCAATTCCAGTTGCTTGTAAAATCCATCTCCCTCTATCACGAGCATCTACACGTCCAATTCTACGTTGTTCAGGGGTTAGTTCGTTTTTATTAGTATCACATCTTCTAACAAATGAAATAGGATATGAGATCATATTCGCTTGTGAATTTAAGTGAAATTTTTTTATCATTGTAGAAAAATCTCCATTAGGAGTAAAACCTTCATCTAATATTTCTAATACTGAGTAAGTTACATCATCTTCTGTAAGTCTTTTGGACTCATTAAATTTCTTCAAGTATATCATAATTTAGTTACATTCATAACAATCAACTCTACCAGAACCTCCACATTCATCACATTCTGATGTTCCATCACCATCACATCTTCCACACTCTTCAAGTCCACGACCACCACATTCTGTACATTCTACAGTACATTCTCCGTCACATTTATCACAAGTTGATCTACCATCTCCATGACAATCATCACAAGATACTTTTCCTTTACCTTCACAATCAGAACATTCCTCACCTTCTTCATCAGTTCCATCTCCATTACAAGTTTCACAATCTACTTCACCATATCCATCACAAGTATTACACTCTACTTCACCATCTCCATCACATTTCGGACAGTTCTCTGTACCATCACCTTCACATTCAGAACATTCTTGCTCACCATCACCATCGCATCTGTAACAAGATCTCTCACCAGAACCACCACATTCTTCACATTCAAAGCTACCTCTTCCACCACAATTTTCACAAGAACCATCACCACCGTCGGTACTAGTTAGTTCTGCATCATAACTAGAGTTATAGTTAGTAGTAAGTTTTCCATCTTCTCTAATAAGGTATTTTAAAGAGTCCATATAAGGATAATCATCAAAGTTTGAATTTTCTAGTGTAACATAAACCCAACTATCATCTCTTTCAAGTTCTTCACCATTGAACATAATAGGATCTCCAGTATGAAATGTTTGATTCTTTTTATAATAGAATCCATTTTCTTTTGCAAAGTCTAGGAATAGTTCAATATCTGCACTATTTATAATATAAACTCTATCCATGAATTTTCTTCCTTTATCATCTAACCAAAGAAGTGCTCTGGCAGTAATTTTATCTGGATCATCCGCAGATTTTAATATAATAAGTGATACTCTGTCTGGATTTTCTGAATAGATTGATAAGTATTCTTGACATTTAGCATATCTCATACAAGAAGAACCTAATGTTCCTAATTCTTTATAATAATTATCCACATGATACCATTTTTTAATATCGTCACCTTTAACTATTTCAAATCTTGTAAAAGCTTCTTTCTCTACTAAAATAGTTGCTTTGTATTTACTTACAAAATCTTCAAGATCTTTTGGTTTAACTTCGATACCTGCTTTAGTTAGAATTGCTCTTACAAATCTACCAACGTTCATGTCAGATTTTTTAATTGTTTTAGGATCTTCTACTTTTTTTGCTTTATCATCTGGTGTAAAGAAAACTTTATCTTCTTTATCTACATCATATGAAATATAGTTGTAGTTAGTATCTACCTCTTCACCATCTAATTTTAATAATTCAGATGCAACTGGTGAGTTTATTTTTTTCAATAAGTCATAAAACTTATCATCAAGTACAATTGTTGCTTCCAATAAAAGCATCATGTCTTTTTCTAGTAAAAATTCGTCGTATTTTGATATTTTATTATTCATAATGTATATATTATTTTTTTTTATGTGAAAAGTCAACTATTTTTTTAATATATAGTTTATGAGAGTTTTAAAGTATCTTAAATTTTTCGAGGAAGTTGAACTTAACTTAGGTGAGTTAGAAAAACAAAGAGGTGGTGAAAAGAGGGGTAATGCTTTAATAAAGAAATTACAAGAGCCACAAGTTAAATTAATTATAAAAGGAGAAGGTGAACGAACTATTGATCATATAAAGGTTGATGGTGAAGAAGTTGTTCCGAGTATTGCAGTAAATGCTATTAAGACAGGAAATTCTAATACTTATGATGATGGTAAAGGAGCTAAGTTATTTGGTAAACCTAGGTATAAAGATGTTTTTGTTTCTGGGGAAGAAGTATTTAAACTAAACCAAGTAAAGAAAACTGCAGAATTTGGTGCAGTTGGTCCAGGTGTTTTAACTAGAGAATATGAGGCTATTCAATGTTTATTTATTGCATATAAATTAAAGTATCCTAGAAAGTCTATACTACTACAAGATGTTTTAGATTTTTGGGAGAGTTATTGTAATAAAGATGCCGAAGCATTAAAAAGAATTAATATTTATTTAGATGATAAAGTGGTAATAACTGAGAATATATTAGATAGTTTATCTACTAATAAAGATTGGCTAAATACTTTTGTTAAAGTACCTGAAGTTTTATTTAGATTTAAAGGTATGTTCTCTCCTAGATTATCATATTCTGTTTTTCATGAATCTAATAAAGATAAAATATCACCTGCACAAAATTTACTCAAAAAATTTAATAGTTTAAAGAAAATAAAAAATACAGACTCAAAAGTCAATTTTTCTAAATTCTGTCCAGCGGACGTTTATATTGTAGTAACTAGATATATAACTGTATTAAATGCTGCAATTTCTGCTTGCGAGACTATGGAATCATTAGTAAAAGTTATAGATGATTACTTTGATGAAAATATTTTAATACCCGTATCACTTAAAAAAGTAAAAAATGGTGATGAAACATTTCAGATAATCGTCAATAAAGAAGAAAATAAAAAGTTACCAGATTTTGATATTAAATATTTTAGAATAACACAAGATCCAAGTAAAGGTATTGGATCAAAAATATCTACTGTATCCAAATGGAGTGAAGAACGTACCCCAAATGGAGAAGAAAGTACAATTAGAAAAAACAGAGATATAACTATTGATTCATCAAATACCGGTAATTCGGTAAATGTTGATGGTGAAGTTTCTGGTTCTTCATCCAGACATGGAAAAATATCTTTTACTGGAATAAAATCTATATTGGACATTCATAAAGATGAATTTAACTTAGATGAGATAGAGAAACATTCTGAAATTAGAACGAGAACTCTTATTGATTTAAGAAACTCTATTACTAGTTTATATGATGAATTGATTAGTTTGAGAGAATTTGCAGATGGTGTTGATATTATGGAGATGCCCTCTACTATTCAAGTTCCAAAGATTAAAAATGGAGTGCCTACCGGTTCTTCTTGGAATAAAGTTATTAAATATACTGATTTATCTAAAACTGAAGAAGAAGATAGTAATATCAAAAATAAATTAATATCTAAATTACAATCTTTACAAATATTAGTTTCTATTGCCAAGATATATAAAGCAAATCCTATGTCAGGTAATGATGTTATGACTAAAATAATGAGACATGCACTTTCTATTCAAACATCTGAATTTGATACACCTAGATATTTAAGGGTAATTTAATAGTATCTTTTAATATTTCCTGCTTTATCTATTAAAACATTTTTACCATCTTTTTTACGTACTAGAATATCTGTTCCTGAGAATCTTGCTTCTAATACTCCTTGTGATAAAACTCTTATATTATTACCACCAATGTCTTTAGTTTCTAACTTACCATCTATATTAGTTATTAAAAAAATATTCTGTGAATCATCATATGTACCAAATGCAACATTCTCGGATATTCTTCTACCAAGGTTACCCATAGAATCACATAAATATAAAGATTGATTTAGTATTTTAAACATCATAACTTTTGTATAGTTTTATTATATATATAATAATATGGAAAAGAAAAATATATTTCTTTTATTAGATGATGAAATTGTAACTCGTTATAAAGAACATCTAGATAAAGTAGGATATGATAAGAATAAACTATTTGAGAGAATAATTATCGATTTTTTAAAGAAAAATGAAACAAAGTCTTAAAAAATCAATTTTAGGTATTTTTTATTTATATATAGACTAAATAAAATAATTATGAGGTACTTGAAAGAATTTAACGAGAACAAAGATGTATTCATGGAATACCTACTTGAGTTTACTGAAGACAGTAAACTGGAAGAATTATTTAATACTAGATTAAGTAAATTACTTAGATTTGTAAGAGTAGAAGGTATAAAAGATTATACTATAAAAGGCATAACCAAATCAGGAGATACTAAATTAGTTTTAAAAATAGGAAAATGAAGAACCCACTCGAAAGTGGGTTTTTTTAATTCATATACTCTGTAAAAAATTGTTCAAAGATTGCTTGCATTACTGGAACACATATTGAGTTTCCTGCTAAAGCAACGTGTTGTTTAGTTGTTAGACTTGTAGTTAAAAGATTATCAATATCTTCATCCTTAACTCCCATAAATCGGTAACCTTCTCTTGCTGTTAGAGTTCTAATTTTATTATCATCTAACATAATTTGTGGTGATCCTGATGTAGTTAAACAAGGTGAACACCCATCTATTGAATAAATTCTTCTTGCTTGGTCATATTTTACATCACTTCTACGAGCAATCATTCTACACACTGAACTTAATTTAGGTGTATTGATCTCATAAGGTGGTGTTATAAATAATTTAGGATCAATTGTAGATTCAACAAATCCTCTCATTGGTGTTCTAGATTTTTTAAGATTATGAACACCCATCATTTTATTAGAAACTTCTAAAGATGATTCACCTAATACTGAAAACATAAATACTCTTTCACGGTTTTGAGGACAACCAAAATCAGCACCGTTAAGTACCATCCAAGCTGAACCATAACCTAAAGAGTTAAGTTTTTCAATATAATCATTAAATTTTTTGATATGATTTTTTGAAACTAGATTTTTAACATTTTCCATCAGTAGAAACTTTGGTTTATTATGTTCTACGATTCTTTCTACTTCGTATAATAAACCGCTTCGTGTTCCTTTTTCAATACCACGTTGTACTCCAGATATAGATATATCTTGACAAGGGAATGAGTATGTTAAAAAATCACAGTGAGGGAAATTTTTTTCATCAACTTTTGATACATCACCTAAATTACCTTCTTCGGTAGTGTGTAATGAATCATAAGCTTCATTTGCTGATTTAAGAATGTCACAGTTTGCGACGTTACGGTATTTAATACCACTATACTTTAGTGCTAGTTCTTGGGTACCATACCCAGAGAATAAACTTATAATTTTTAATTCTTCCATATTGAATTATATGAAAGAATTAAAAATTGTTTAGTCTAAATGTCTAATATCTTTATGTGAAGATTTTGAATGATTTGAATGGGACCATAATCTTGCGAATGGTGTAGTAAAATATTCATTATAACATAGAGTATCATCAATATGAAGATCTATATTATTTTCTTTACAATATTCAGCTTTTGTTGAATCCCACAGAACATCATCAAATTTTTTCTGAACTGTTCCATCTGGGAATTCGATTTCTCCTAGGGTTTTTTCAGTTTTTAACAAGTGATCATAAACTGAGAATTTGTGAGTATAGTTTATACCGTGTAATTGTTTTTCTAATTTTTCTGTCCATTCGCCGCCAGTTATGATGTGGACTTCTCCACCATTTTTTATGATAGAGTCTGCTAAAAATACAAAGAAATCTGGAAGTGCATCGATTACTCCATGTATATCAATACCAATTTTAAATTTTGCTGTTGAGCTTTCGTTTACTATACTACTAAATTTTGTTATCATAATTTATATATTAAATTATTTCTTCAATTTTCTTATCTCTCATTTCTGCAGTAGATAAAATTTCTTTTACAAAGATATGAAAATTACTTGTAAGATTGATCAGGTTTAATGAAATATTTGTCCTCGGGCCGGAACCACTTGATTGACTGTCTAAAACGGAATTTGTATTTGTAATACTTCCCCAATAGTTGAATCCAAACGACGGCTCATAAGTGGCACTATTACTACTTCTTTCATTCCAATATTCTATTACAAATGTTTTAGTTTGTGTCTCATTTGTATCATAGTCATATAAAATTGTAAATTGATCGTTATCATAAAATATATTTAATATCTTACTGTAGGCAGGTACTTGAAAGGTTGCTTGATTATAACTGACGTGTTTTGATTGTGTTGTTATCATATTCCTAGTTTATTTAATATTTTATCTCTGTAGAAACTTATATCATTAACTATAAAAAGGTTTGAGTCCGTAATAACTAGATCATCAATAATCTCAATAATCTTTGAAGTGTTCTCCATTGGTATAAATCCAGTTTGATAACTTGTAACTATTTGACCTATTTCTAATAAATCTACACTAGCTGGTTCTTGATTTACAATACCTTTACATTTCTGTATAGAGTATTTATCTAAAAATTCTTTATTATTTAGTATTTTTTTATAGTATTTATTTTCTGTATCTACCATAACATAGGAAACCTCGGTAGGTTTACCACCGAGGTGATTATGAATTAAATCTCCTACTTTAACTAGTTTCATTACAATATTTTAGTACCTGGATTTGCGTTTACAACAAATGCTGGTGTACCATTTTCTAATTCACCTGGCATAATCATTGCTTGTGACTCAATACCCATCATTTTAACAGGTTTTAAATTTGTTATGAACAAGAAAGAGTATCCTTCTAATTTATCAACGTAGTGCTCTCCCAACGAAGGTTTAATATTTGTTACAACAACTCTCGGTGTATCCTCACCAAAGTCAACTTCTAATTTAATAAGTTTATCTGATTTAGGTACATCTGTTACTGATATAATCTTACCTGTTTTAATTTCTAATTTAGATGAGGCATCTAAAAACTCACTGAATTCAATTTTATCTTTCATGTTTAATATATTTATTGCTTTAGTTTTACATTCTTGTTTTAATCCTGGTATACCTAGTTTCCAAGGTTTTACTGGTTCTCCCGTTGAACAATTTACAAAGTGAACTTGTTGCTCATCCAAGAAATCTTGTATATCATCTAAGATAACATACTGTGATACTTCTGGGTGTCTATCTAACCATAGTTTAACTTCATGACCTCTTTTTACTTGATCGTAATAAACTATATTAGTTGATTCACATACATCTACACAGTCTGGTGTTACATCAATTATTTCACCTGGTAGATTACGTTCTTTCCAAAGTGCTAACATTCTTTCAATACCTTTATCTTTCCAGGTAGAGGATATAACGATTTTTGCACCTGTTTTCTCGATGATTTCTTTTAAATTTTGAACATACTCATCCCTGAAGATATGACCAAATTGGTCTTTATCATCATAATCTACATTTAGAACGCCATCTATGTCAAGAAATATTGTTTTCATAATGACAAAGGTACAAATTATTTTTGATTTATTAAAAGAATTTTTTGAATTCTTGTTAGTTGTTTTATTCTCCACTCTTCCTTTGCTGCCAAAGATTTTGTTTCAAATTCACACTGATACATCAGTTTTACTGGTGTTCTTGTCTTGGTATACTTCGCACCTTTCTTCTTATTATGTGTATCAATTCTCTTTTCTAAGTTATTGGTTATACCTGTATATAACGTCAAATCACTACACTCTAAAATATAAATATACCACATCATCTATATATTCACTTTCATGCAACATCATGATATATTATATAATAATAACAATAAAAGTGGTTCTTAAAGAACTCTTTTATTATAATGAATAACATAAACGGCCAAAGTATAGTAAATAAAAATATCTCAAATACTGTAAACGGTTCGCTTGATTCTAGCTCTCTGATTGAGTAATCAATTGCAAGTGTTATAAGGAATCCTGTTATTATGTAAGTGTTTAAATCCATATTTTATATATTTTAATAAAAAACCCTCACTTTTATTAAAGTAAGGGTTTAAACAAGGTAGTTAAAAGTTGTGTTACTCACTAACCACGACTTCACAAATTTTTGTGGTCCCACTTGGGCTCGAACCAAGGACCTACTGATTATGAGTCAGCCGCTCTAACCAGCTGAGCTATGGGACCATTACTACTATATATTGTATATTTCGTAATTGTTTTACAAAAGTACAAAAAATAATTGAAACAAAAAATTAAATAAATAGAAAAAAATATACTATCTTTGTGAAATGGAAATTATACAGCGACATGGCATTGCCTTTAAAGTAATAGAAAGAAAGATGAATTTTCCTTTCATAACTGATTGTGATGATATGTTATGTGAAGATGTAAGTTCATTTTATTCAGACCCAAACACACAATCTATTGTTCTAATTAGAGATAACTATTCTAAACCTATTATGACTTATCAAGATATTCTTGATGAGATAGAGTATTTATATGATGATAGTATTCGCTGGAGAAGTGAAGAAAGAAGAGATAGTTTAAGAATCTATTATAATAAAGTTTCTAATATAATGAAAACTTATAAAAGACAAGAACAAATAAATAAAGTATTAAATAGTAACGAATGTACATTTCACTTAGCATGTTAAAAAACAAATTATACTTATTTGATAAGTGGTTATCGGAAGGTAGAAATACACTGCTAGTTTTATTATTAGTTGTTGGTTCTACATTTATGATTAGTTATGAACCTACTCTTTTTTATGGAATTGGTTTATTATCTATTATCTGTTTTTATGTTGTATTTGTAAAAGCAAAAATTTTAGGTTTAGATTGGAAACTTGATAAGTCGTTATATGATGTACCACAAGATCAAGAAATTATAGTTGTTACTAAAAATTTCTACTGGGATGGTTCATTAAAAAGTTATCATGTTCAAAGTCATACAAGTAAACCCAATACCGTTTTTATTGAAAAAGGAACGGAATTAAAAGTTATACATTTTAAAGAAACAGATGATGATTGGATTTTGATGTTAAAGAAAGGTAATGGTGAAATAGTCATTACTGTAAATTATTTAGAGTCAAAAGATTATTATAAAACGAAGTCTCAAATTAGAGAAGAGAAATTAAATAAATTATTAAGTAAAAAAATATGGTAAAATTACTACCCGCAACATTCAAATGGGTTCCTAAATTAGAAGATGTTATTGAGATAGCAGGAATACACCCAAGTCGTGTATTCAATGTTTATATCTTTGGTTCTCGTGTATATGGTAATTATGATGCTGCATCTGATTGGGATATAATTATAGTTGCAAATAATTCAGTAGAAGCAATTGAATTAAAAGAAACCGTTCAAGACAAGTATTCATATAATATGAATGCTCGTTTTATTAGATATAATATTCACATTTATACACCGGATAGATTTCAGAAAGATTTAGATTGGCATCGTATGAATAACCTTGAATGTATCTTTGCACCAGACTGGGCTAAGTTAAAAGAAGATAAGAAATATGAGTTTAAACTAGATTTAAAGAAGTTGAGACATGCTTCATCACATATTAGTTCTAATTCTTGGGTAAAATGTAAGAAAAAATTATTGGTTGATGGTGAGTATCGTACTGCGATTAAATCATTCTTTCATTCTATTAGAATACCTATGTTTGCAACACAGATTGTACGATATGGTAGAATTACTGACTTTACAACTGCAAATTTTATTTGGAGAAGACTTATGTTTGAAGAAGTGGTTTACAATCCAAAAACCTATTCACCAGAACATAAAGATCGAAGATGGGATTGGGAATCTTTGAATTTAGAGTTTAAAATAACATATAATCTTATGTTAAGTTTATTTAGAAAAGTAACTGATAAATAATGGAAGAAGAATTAGAAAAATTATACCAAGATTTACTTAAAAATAGACAAATCTATAGAGGTCAGGGTCTTGTACAAGCTAGACCACCACATGATTTTGCTTCCTTGTATCCTAGTGTTCAGAAAAAGTATTACTATAAAATACGTATGAAGGCCGCTATTAGAAAAAGAAAGATTACAAATATATTTCAATAAAAAACCCATCTTTAAGATGGGTTTTTTAGTATTCGTTCTAATTTATATTCTCTTCGTAGTATCTGTTTTTCTATAACATCTAATTTTAAAGGATTATATCCACTCTTTAGCATTATTGGTGAATATCCTTCTTTAATCTTTTGCTCTATAAGTACTGTATAAAACCCACCTACATGTAATAAATAGTCTTTTATTTGATAGACTCTATCAGAAGGATAAGTCGGTGCAAAAAATTTACACATATATCCGATTGGATACCACTTCTCTAGTATCTGTAATTGTATATCTACCGGTGTTTTACTAAAACGTTTCCACTCATCGGAATCATAATCCCAAAAAACTAACGCTTTCTTACCAAATGTACTCATTTTTATATAATTTTAACAAATATAAGTATAATTTATGAGAATGAAAAAATAATATATAATAAAAAATTATATTATAATAATGTTAAAAAAATATATTGATTTTATAACAGAATCTCATGATTTAATAACAGAATCTCAATTGATTGAACTTTTATTAGAATCTGATGTAATGTTTTCAGATAATTTTAAGAAAGTATTGGGAAAGATTGATAGTCCTGTTGCTAAAAAGATTCTAGGATTGGAAAAGAAAGACTTACCAGTAGTTGCTAACTACTTTGATATAGACCCAGAAAGAAATGATTATTTATATTTTACTGCAGATAGAAAAGCTCAAGAGATTTTAAATGATCCAAAAGAATTATATCGTTTTGTAGGAAATAATGGTGGATGGCTTACTCACGGTGAAGCTAACAACGCAATTTTTGGGAGATTAGGATATGTACCGGAAGGTGATGTTTATAAACCTACATCAGCAGAAGTTGGTGAAGTTGTTGAAAAGATAGTTTCTGAGAAGTCTGGTAAAACTTGGATTTGGTTAAAATTTGCTAATGGTCAAGGTGTTTTTAATTTAGAGAAATTAAGACCAGTTGATGATAGAAACAAATTAGTTTGGTCAAAAAATCGTCAAGATGTTAGAGTTGGTAGATCAATGAATGCACTTTTAGCATTAGCTGCTAGAGAAGATGATACTGCTAAATTTACAGCAAGAGATATTGAAATCTTTGTGAATCTATATAAAGCTCAGATGGATAAATTCAATGATAAATTCTCATTCTTTGATGTTGTTCAAGGTGATGATATTTATTATAAGTATCAATATGATAATTACTATGATCCAAGTGGTACATTAGCAAACTCTTGTATGGCAGAAGCAGACTCTAGTTGGTTAGATCCATATACTGAAAATAACACAGTATCTTTAATTATTTATAAATCACAAGATGATGATAGTAAAATTATTGGTCGTGCAATTCTTTGGGAATGTTTAAATGGTAAAAAACTAATGGATAGAGTTTATACTAACTCTGATTCTGATGTTGAACTGTTTAGACAATTTGCACAGGATAGTGGTTGGTGGTATAAATCAAATAATAATAGTTCTTCAACTATAAATGCAATTGGTCCAGAAGGTCAACAAGAAAATTATTTTACTGCAGAAGTTCAATTACATAAAAGACATGAGAATTTCCCCTATATGGATACTTTAAAATACTATAGTCCCGAAACAGGAATTATGTCAAATGAAAAGCCAGATACTGGATTAGTTTATTATTGTGAGTCAACTGAAGGGTATTATGATAAACTTTGTGGAACTTGTGGAGAAGACGGTAGTATTACTTGTCCAACTTGTGATGGTGATGGTGAAGAAGTTTGTACTGAATGTAATGGTGATGGTGAAGTAGAAATTGATGGAGAATCAACAGAATGTCCAACTTGTGGTGGAGAAGGTAAGAAAACTTGTTCACAATGTGATGGTGATGAACAGATTACTTGTCCAGACTGTGAAGGTGACTACTAATAAATAAAATAAAAAAATCCCTTTTTAAAGGGATTTTTTCATGATGTCAATTTAATATATAACTTATGATTTCAAACTATTTAGATTTTATTACAGAAAGTAAACTAGAACTTCTTTTAGAAGCAAAGATAGTTTATACTCAACAATTTTTAGATGTATTAGATAAGATAGATTCTAACATCGCTTCACAAATTCTATCATATAAAGGTAAAGATATGGATGTTACTAGAAACTATATTGATATAAATAGAGAAAAAACGGATAGTATATTTTTTAAACCACAAGATAAGATTGATAAAGCATTATATACATTACGTAGTAATGGTGGTGTTTACGATAATCTATCTAAAGTGGCAGAGAAAATGGGTATTATTCATAGTTGGAAAGAACCATCTGATGGTCAAACTGGAGTAGTTATAAAAAAACTTACCTTAGAAGAAGTTTTAAAGATTTCTCCACATAGTCCAGGTGTTTGGTCTTATATGTATGATAATAATCAACAATTATTTATTTTTCAATTTGAAGAAAGAGGTAAAACTTATGAAGCAATTATTTTAGATAATTATCTTGTAAAAGATGTTTCTAAAGTTACTCCTACTGAAGTAAATGTTGGTAGATTTGTTAGAGCCTTTTTGAAAAATTTAGGATTAGAATATAAAGATAAAGAAATTGAAGACTTTGTTGATAAATACAAAAAGGTATTAGAGATGGAAAAGAATGCTTTTCAAAGATTTAGAGAAGTAAAAGGTGAAGAAATCGCAGAATGGTATTCTGAAGAAAATTATGAAAAAATTGCAGGAACATTAGGTGGTTCTTGTATGCGTCATTCAGAATGTCAAAAGTATTTTGATATTTATACTGAAAATCCTGATAATGTATCAATGATTATTTTAATTAGTGAAGAAGATCCTACTAAAATTTGTGGTAGAGCTTTACTTTGGTTAGATGATAAAGGAAGAAGATTTATGGATAGAATATACACTATTAGACGTTCAGATGTACTTTTATTTAAAGAGTATTGTTATACAAATAGTTATTACCATAAAGCTGAACAAAGTTATGATGAAGATTCCAATTTAGTTTATAATGGTGATGAAGTATATGGTAACGAAAGTTTAGTAAGAGTAAATCTTAAAAAAGAATACTATGATTATTATCCTTATATGGATACAATGAAGTATTATAGTCCAGATCTTGGTATAATTTCTAATAGACAATTTCCTAGATCGGATCATACAACATATTATACATTAACTCAAACTAATGGTTCTAATGGTCAAGATTGTGATATATGTGATGGTAGTGGAATAGTTGACTGTCCAGAGTGTGATGGTAGAAAGGTAATACGTTGTAGAGACTGTAATGGAGACGGAGAAAATCTTGAAGGTGGGGCTTGTGGAACTTGTCAAGGTGGTGGTACAGTTCGTTGTGATATATGTGATGGTGATGGTGAAGTTGGATGTCCAGAATGTAGTTAATAAAAAAACCCACTTCTCAGTGGATTTTTTTTATGATTTTCTTAAAACTTCTTTAGTATAGTAATCTTCAAAACCATCTAAGTAAGTAGTAATCGGTGTTGATTTATCAGTGATGATAATTTCATCAATAAATCCAAAGTCTAAAGCTTCTTGTGAGTTTAACCAATTATCTCTTCTAGCACTTTCAAGTACGTAGTCAAAATCTCTACCACTATTCTCTGCAAGCATCTTGAATAAGATATAGTTATATTTTTCTGATTCCATTTGAGAGATACGATTATCTTCAACGTGTCCTGATGCACCTGAAGAAACTTGATGTATCATTACTTTAGAGAAGTTTAATGATGCTCTTTTACCTTTAGTTCCTGATGATAATAAGATAGAACCCATAGATGCCGCCATACCAGTATTTATAGTTTCGACATCAGAGTTGATATATCTCATAACATCAACCATACCTAATCCAGCTAAAACTGAACCACCTGGTGAGTCAATGTGCATTTTAATGTCTTTTTTCTCAACAGAGTCTAAATACATCAATTGAGCTTGAACAACGGTTGACATTTGTGTATTTACAACACCAGCAACCCATAATATACGGTCTCTCATCAATCTTGAGAAGATATCCATCTGTGTAACTCTCATTTCTCTTTCTTCAAGAATGTATGGTGTCATACTATTCTCTACTAAACCTTTTTCGAAGTAATCTAAGTTTAAAGAAGAAATTCCTTCACTTAAAGCATACTTTCTAAAATCTTTTCCAAAATCCATTTTTTATAATTTAAAGTTATTGAATTGATATGTCAAAAAGTGATAAAAGTTTATCAATAATAATTTTTTAGTTTCACTTATTTTTCCATATATTTGCTTTTTAATTTAAAAACACATATGAAAAACACATTCAAATTATTCGACTTTATGGGAACTCCAGTTTATTTAAAATACTGGTTCTTCATATTACTTCCTTTATTTATTTTACAACAAGGATTTTCTGATGGTTTAGATTGGTTCTTATCAATCTTTGCTGCAGTCTTGTTACATGAATTGGCACATACCGCAGTTGCTAAAAAATTAAATCACTATGTAGGACATGTTTATTTAGATGTATTTAATGGTGCTGCTGCAATTGATACTACTTATTCTTCCTATAAGGATACAATACTAATAGTATTTGCTGGTCCACTTTCAAACTTAATACTTTATTTTATCGGTTATTATTTAGGATTAGATATATTTACACAAGTAAATTTATTTTTATTCGTATTTAATATACTACCAATTTATCCAATGGATGGTGGTAGAATTTGTAAAGCGATTTGTCAGTGGTTGACTAAACCTTCTGTTGGTAGAAAAATAAATGGATATATCTCTATAGTTACGAGTATATTACTTTTCATATTTTCTATAATGGTTCATAATGTAATTATGGCAGTATTTTCAGCCTTATTTGTATTTTACTCATATAAAGAAATAGAACAAAAATATTAAAAATGTTAGACATTGGTAAAACAAATCTTTTCTTAAATGATAAAGCTAAATATGTTGTTAGTAAACTAATAGATGATTATGATCTTATGGGTCATAATTGTTTGTTTCTAACTCACAAGAATGATACATTACAACTTAAATGTGCTTCTTGTACTTATACTACCTATGATTCGATACCTGATGTTTTATCACAGAATCTATTTAGAGTAAATATTATTGTTGTTGAGTCAAATAGAAAGTTTAACTTTTTACTTGACTCTATAAGAGAAGTAACCGACTTACCAGTTATTTTAGTTACTGATGATTTATCATATGATTATCCAGATTATAAATTTGATTATATTTATAAACTTTATAGACAAGAGAGAGATACAAATCTACCATTGAATCTGATACAAAATATAAATAGATTCGAGGAAGACTTTTTAAATAACTCACACATAACAGATGTTAAAAATAATTGGAACACATCTTTGTCAGATTTAAGAACACAATATATTAGAGATAAAAAAATTAACGATTTATTAAAATAAAAAATGAAAGCACACGTAATTGTAAAAAAAGGATATGAGTATGATGATAGTATCTATTCAGAATCAGAAGGTGGAAATCCTGAACTTATTTGTTTCTCAAAAGAAGATGCTGAAGCAAAAGTAAATGAATTAAATAAACAAGAGTTTAAAACAACTTCGCTTAGTTACTACTCTTATGAATTAGAAGACATATTAAATGTTGATGTTGAAGAATACGAAAATTTCAACCAATCTTTAGTAGAAAAGTATGGTAAGATAACTAAAAAAGATTCTTGGAATGATACTGGAAATACCTTACATCCACTAGCAAATGATGAAGAAACTGAGAAATATATAAAGATGGTTGGTATAAGTTTTTATGAAGTTAAAGCAACTGATATTGATGTTCAAAGTTTTAGAGATTATAAGATAAATGAAGTTTTAAAATAAGAAACTGTTAAGAAAGAATATATATGTTATGAGATATATATTCTTTCTTTTTTTATTTATATTATTTTCTTGTAAAACCGTGAAGAATACAATCACACCACCTTCTCCTTTAGAAACTCTTTGTGATAGTGATGAAGATGGTGTTGATGATATGTATGATAAATGTCCTGATACAAAAGGTAGTATAGAAAATGTGGGCTGTCCTGGTATTGAAGTAGTAAAAGATGTTTATGTTGATAGTATTAGAATAGTTAAATCATCAAAAGAATTAGAACCTAGTGTAATAGTTACTAATAAAGATATAAAGATTAAAAATGTTAGAAAAACTGAGGTAAAAAATGAAAAATCAGTTCAATTAAAAGAAGTTCGACCTAAGGGTTTAATTGCTTACTCAGTTCCTAGTTATATGCAAGTCGGTGAGGAATATTTAGTAAAAGTTAGAATAAGTAAACAAAATAATAGAACTGTTTTACTAGTTGGTGATAGAGAGATTCCTATATCTGATAATTTAGAATCAGTTAAAGTTGAATCAATTACAGTTTCACCAATAATGTCTGCGAGTTTATTGTCAAGTAAAAGAGATTTTGAAATAACTACACTATCAACCGAAATTCAAAATATAGATGATGAGGGATATACAGAATGGAGTTGGAGTGTAATTCCTTTACAAGGAGGTGAAAATAATTTAAAACTTAATGTAAAAATTAGAATACAAGAAGAAGGTAAAGACTATTATAAGGATATTACCGTCTTTGAAAGAAAGATAAAAGTGCAGTCTAATCTGGGTTCCAGTATAAAAGACTTCGTACTCAACAACTGGGAGTGGTTTATGGGTGCAATTTTTCTCCCAATTTTTCAATGGTTTTGGCTGTTGTGGAAGAGGAAAAAAGAAGATAAAAAAGAAGATGTTTAATTACATCTTTTTTTATTTTATAAACATAATTGTATAATTTGAATACAAATAAAAATAAAAATAATATTATGGATAATATAAATCTAGTAGAGTCTTTTACTGAGTTAAAAGATGTTAAAAACATTGATAAAGAATCAATGATTAAAATAATGCAAGAAGTTTTTCAAACTATAATCCTAAAAAAATATGGTTCTACAGATAACTTTGACATTATTGTAAATCCAAATAAAGGAGATTTAGAAATATGGAGAAATAGACTGGTTATTGATGATAATGCTGATGATTATGATGAGAATATTCACATTAAATTTACGGATGTCAATAAAATCGAGTCAGGTTTTGAGATAGGCGAAGATTACTCTGATGAAGTTAAAATTACTGACTTTGGAAGACGTTCAATTTCATCAATTCGTCAAATACTTAAATCTAAAATTATTGATTTAGGTAAAGAGTCTTTGTATAAAAAATATAAAGATAGAGAAGGTGAGATTTTCACTTGTGAAGTATACCAAATTTTAAGAAAGGAAGCAATTGTTATTGATGATGAGGGTAATGAATTCGTTTTGCCTAAAACAGAACAAGTACCTGGTGACTTTTATAGAAAAGGTGACTCAATTAGAGCGATTTTACAAAAGGTTTCTATTGATAATGGTAAACTTTTTATGACTTTATCAAGAACATCCAACAAGTTTTTAGAAAAGTTATTTGAACTTGAAATACCTGAAGTATTTGATGGTTTGATTACCGTTAAAGCAGTTGTTAGAGAACCTGGTTCCAAAGCAAAAGTTGCAGTTGAGTCTTATGATGATAGAATTGATCCAGTTGGAACTTGTGTTGGTGTTAAAGGTAGTAGAATACACAGTATTGTAAGAGAACTTAATAATGAAAATATCGATGTTATTAGTTACACTACAAATAAGTCATTATTTGTTACTAGAGCACTTGGTCAAAGTAAAGCAACTGTCGAATTAAATGAAGAAAAGAAAACTGCTAATGTAGTTATACCTTCTGAAAATATTTCATTGGCAATTGGTAAAGGTGGTATGAATATTAAACTAGCTAGTAAGATAAGTGGATATAAAATAAATGTATTCTCTGATGTTGAACATAATGAAGATGTTTTATTAGAAGACTTTTCTGATGAGATTGATGGTTGGATTATTGATGAATTTAAGAAAGTTGGATTTGACACTGCAAAAAGTGTTTTAAAAGCAGATTTTAATTACATTGTTAAACAAACAGATTTAGAAGAAGAAACTATAAGAGAAATTATTAAGATTTTAGAAACTGAATTTAATTAAAAAAAAGAGACTCATTTGAGTCTCTTTTTTTATTTTATTAAGTAAAGTTTAAAATTACTAGATTTTGGTTTTTCATTTAGAAAGTAATACTTTTCTGTTATACCATTATATTTTATAGTTTTAAGAAATGCATCCGGTACTGTTGCACCAGTTGGTAATTTAACTGACTTATTAGAAAAGATAAGTTTTATTTCAACATCTACTGTATATTTTTGAGCTAATTCTCTTTCATATACTTCTAAGAATCTCCAAGTTCCTCTATTTAAGTATTGATCCTGTAAAGCACAGTTTAAATAAGTAAATGTTTTGAATAACATTACCTTATCACAATTAAAATCTGCAGCAGGTGCACAATGTCCTTTGTCATATATGTTTGCCTCATAATCTTTTGCATCAGATGTCTTGTATGCCTTATCAGTATAGAAGTCCATACCTTGTCTTGATGCTTTACCATCTTGACAAAGTACACGGTACTTAACTCTTAATGGTTGTTCTAATTTTTCTGAATATGACACTTCAAAAATGTCTGTTTTAACTAACACACTATCTCTAACAACTTGAGAATAACTCATAAACGTTGCTGTAAATAATAAAATCGATAATAATTTCTTCATTGTTTTTTTTTATTTTTTTTTAACTTAATATATATTAAAAAATAATATATAAAATTATGAAGATATTTGGTTACATTTTAATAGTAGTTTCCTTACTAATTGGTATATTAGTAGATATGAATACATTTGATGATGTTAGATTTCCGGTATGTAGTTCATTTGTAATATTTTTAACAGCGATTTATATCTTATCTGTTAAAAAATCTAGCTAACAACTACGTAAACCATTATCTTACTATGTTCTTTGATAAATTTAATCTCACCAAAAAATCCTAACTCTTTGGCTTTTTGTTCATACTTATCATAAATCTCATCAAAGTTATTATCTACAACCTTGACTTTTTCAATTCCTAGTTTTTTTAATAATAATTCCATATGGTATATATTTTATATTTCAACTCCTGAGAATAATTTAATATAATTATTATGAAATTAAAAGTTTACATTTCCGGTTACGGTGCAGAAGTTACTCAGGGAACTTTGACAAATGAGAAAGTTGAGAAAATATATGAAAGTCATGATTCGTTAGAAGAATACTTTAGTCAGTATGTTGACGATGATTTTAGTTGGTATGAGATTGATGATAACTTTCATTGCTCTGCTGCTTATTTAGAAGAATCTTCTATTCAAATTATAGATGAAGAAGGTACAACTATTTATGAAATACCTTGTGATGAATTAGTTTATGATGAAGTAGTAACAGAACCTATTTATTCCACTGATGAAGAATGTGCTATTACTTGTGTATCTACTGAAAAAGGTACTTTTTTTGAAGGAGATTTTGAGATTGAAGAATTTAATCCAGAGTTACTTACTTTGAAAATTAAAAGATTGGAAAGTTTTAAAATGGTTTCTGAAGTCTTTTATGGTGGTGATGAAATAGCAGGAGATTTTGTTTTTTCTAATGGTAAAGACTTTAACGTTTATATTGACTAACCTCTCTTTAACGGTATTTCTGGATTAATATCAAAGTTATCATTAAGATAAGTTTTTAACTCATTTTCAATATAATTTTGTGGTACTATTTTATTATCATCTTCCTTTGACATCTTATCACTAATAAAGGATGTGAAATCATCAACTACCTCTGGTTTAAGTGCTTCGATTAGTCTATCAGATACTACAAATGCTCTTGAAAATCTATCTTTTAATGGAACATCACCTTCTGGTAACATCATGTAAGTGTCAATTGTTTTCTTTAAAAAGTCTGTATATTTAGATTGTGGTTCTAAATAGGTAAATATCGTATCAAATACTCGGTGTGTTAAACGAGAAGTTCCAACAATAGTACCAATCACTGCAAGTATTGGAAAGAAAGGTGCTAATGATAGTGGAATAACTACTGGTAATATACCAAAGATACTTTTTTTTAAGTTTGTTTTCTTTTTAGTATCAATAGCATCTTTAAAAATTGCATTAAGTATTCCAAATGTAAAATCATTACCCTTACTATGTAAGTAAGCACCTAGATGTCCTTTTTTAGATAATGATATTTGTCTTTCTAACTCTTCTTTATCAGTCACACCCATTTTAATAAGTTGTTCTTTTATATTTTTATCATATTTTTCAAGAATTAAAAAGTCGTTATATTTTTTAAGTTTATTCATTATCTAAAAACAAAGATTATTTTTTACTATATATAAAATTATGATAACAGAAAAAACGATTTCAGATTTTCTTTCATGTGAGTATAAAGAGTTTGCTATGTATTCAATTGAAGGTAGGGCAATACCATCCGTTGTTGATGGCTTTAAGCCGACACAAAGAAAGATCATTCACATCTCCAATCAAATATGGAGAACTGGTAATGAGAAGAATCTAAAAGTATTTCAATTAGCAGGTAAAGTAGCATCTGATGCATTTTATCATCACGGTAATACTTCATTAGAAAATGCTATTGTTACGATGGCACAAAAATTTAAAAATAATGCTGCGTTATTAGAGGAAGATGGTCAGTTTGGTTCATTACGTTCTCCACAACCTGGTGCAGCAAGATATATTGGAACTAAGTTAAGTGACAATTTTAGATTGATTTATAAAGACTTTGATCTACTTGAGTATAAACAAGAAGAAGGTGAAACAATTGAACCTAGATACTTTCTACCAATTATTCCAACAGTATTATTAAATGGTTCTTCTGGTATTGCAGTGGGATTTGCTTCTAATGTACTAAATAGAGACATTAAAAGTATTATTGATAGTTGTGTGAAAGTTGTTGAAGGAAAAAAAATAACGAGCATTAAACCCTCCCTAAATGAGTTTACTGGTAATTTCATACAAGATAAGGAAAATCCTAAGAGATGGATTATAAGAGGTTTATTTCAGAGAGTGAATACATCAACTGTTAGAATAACAGAATTACCACCTTCTATGACTTATGAAAAGTATGAAGAGATACTAGATAAATTAGTTGATAATAAAGATATTGTATCATATGATGATAATTGTAAAGATAATATAGATTATACAATTAAATTTCAAAGATCTATTTTAGAAGGTATCGATGATACTGCAATGATTAAGTTATTAAAGTTGGAGGAATCATCTACTGAGATATTTACAACACTTGATGAATTTGGTAAACTAAAAATATTTGAAACATCCGAAGAGATTATAGAATACTTTACTAAATTTAGACTAACTTATTATGATATAAGAAAACAACATACTTTAGATAAACTTAATAGAGAATTAAAGATATTAAGCAATAGAGGTAGATTTATAAAAGCTATTTTGGATGAGAAATTAAAAATAAATAATGTTTCTAAAACAGAAATTATAAAAAATATAGAAACATTAGGTTTGGAACAAATAGATGATTCTTATGATTATCTATTAAGAATGCCACTTTACTCTTTAACTAAAGAGTTATTTGAAAAAATGAAACAAGACTTCACTGGAAAAAAAGAAGAAATTAAAATATTAGAATCTACAGAACCAAAAGATATGTATCTGTTAGATTTAAGTGAATTAAAAAAGAAGTTTAAATAGTTGAACATTGAATTTTTTTCACTATATTTGTAAAAATTATAATAAAGATGAAAGAACAATTAAGCCAACTTATAAATGAAAGATCTCCTGGGTCTAAACCAATCTTCTTGGTTATTAGGGGATCACATGCATACGGAACTAACATAGAAACTTCCGATACTGATTATGCCGGTGTATTTATCCAGTCATTGGATGATATTCTTGGTAGTAAATACAAACAACAAGTAAACGATGATACTAATGATACTGTAATCTATGAGTTACGTAGATTTTTAGAGTTATTGGCTAGTAATAACCCAACTGTTTTAGAATTACTTAATACTCCAGAAGAATGTATTATCTACAAAGATCCTATTTTTGATCTTATATTAGAAAATAAAGAACAATTTATTACTAAAATCTGTGCTAATTCTTTTGGTGGTTATGCGAGAGCTCAAATTGGTAAAGCAAAAGGTCAAAATAAAAAACAAAACTGGGAAAAGGATAAAGTTACTCGTAAAGACTTACTTGACTTTTGTTATGTTATTCAAGGAACAAAGGCAATTCCATGGAAAAAATGGAATGATGGTGGTAAATTTGATGAAAGATTTATTGGTGCTGTAAATGTTCCATATGCGAAAGATGTTTATACTCTATTTTATGACCGTGAAGGTGATATGATGTTCTCTGGTAAAGAGAAAAAAGAGTTGAGTGATATGATGATTCAACAACGTAAAGATTCTGGTCGTGCATTGGGTCTTGGTTATAAAGGATTGATTAAAGCAGGTGCAACCACTATTGATCGAAGTAAACTTACTAATATGACTGATGAACAAATTGATAGACTTGAATTAGTTTTTCGAAAAGAGGCTGAAAAGAACTTGGGTGTGTCAAATCAATTAAGGTTATCATCAATTCCAAAAGGACAAGAACCATTTTGTACTATTACTTATAATAAGGACGGATATTCTGAACATTGTAAAGATTTCAGAGAGTATGAAGAATGGTTGTCAAAAAGAAACCTTCAAAGATGGGTAGATGTTAAGTCTCACGGTCAACAAATTGACGGTAAGAATATGATGCACTGTCGTAGATTGATGGATATGGCTCGTGAAATTGCAGAGGGTAAAGGTATTCTTGTTAAAAGAGATAATGCTCAAGAACTTCTTTCAATTAGAAGAGGTGAGATAGATTTACAAACTTTGATTGATCATGTTGAAAGTGAGATTGAAGAAGTAGATACTTTATTTAAAAAGTCAAACTTACCAGAAAAGGTAGATGAAAATTTTATAAATAGTTTATTAGTAAAAATTAGAAAATCGGTTTATGGTATACAGTAACGCTTCAATTATCGCAATTATTTTTGGATTCTTTTGCTTAGGGTATTTATTCAATACACTTTTGAGAAAGATTATTGATTGGCATAATGATGGTAAGTATAAAAAAGAAATTATGGATATTTTTCAAAGTGTCTTAGATAATCTTTATACAAATAAGACAAGTTTCGGTAGTCGAATAAATAATACTGTTACTATTATTACCGAACTGAATCAGATAGGTATGGTAAATGTTGTTTATCTTATGGATAGACATGATATAGCTATATTTAAAGGAGATAAGTGTATTTACACATCAGACTCGATAGATAACTCTATAGTTAATGAAATCATTGTTGGTCTTGATGTTTTCTACAAACATGAGATAAATGATGTCGTGAATGTTATGGGGATGGTTTTCTCACGTGATGAATTTGAGAGTAAGTTCAAAATAAGGGTAGAAGATATGAAGAAAGGTATGTTTGGTAATTCTCCGAAAGAAGAAATGTCTGATATTGAAAAGATAAAAAGACAGAATGAAGTAAAGTTTAATATAGATGATATATTGGATAGAATTACATCTGTTGGTATTGAAAATCTTACACCAGAGGAAAAAAGATTTTTAGATAGTTATAATAATGAATAATCTAGAATTGAATGGATTTAACTCTAATTTTGGAGACTTTAATATAGTATCAATTTTAAGTGATTATCTAAATCATTGGATACTTGGTTTAACTTCTATTATTCTTGAAAAAGATAATCTATATTTTTATATTCAAGATGAAAAGGAAAAAATCAGTGATGTTTCTAAGATGCCTATCTATATAAAAGAAGATTGGATAAATTATAATAAAAAGGATTTAAGTTTAGATATTATAAATAAACACATCAAGTATTATAAGAATGATGATGAAGATATGTTTAATTTACTAATGACAATACGAAGAGACTTTATACTTACAAAGTATATAAAATAAAAAACCACTCAATGAGTGGTTTTTCTTTTATTAGTTAAGATTAAAGAGGTAATTCTTCTTCCTCTTCTTCTCCTTCTTTCTTAGGTTCTTCCTCTTCTTCTCCTTGTGCAGGTGCCTGAGCTTGACCTTCAGCAGCTTGACCTTGTCCTTGTGCAGGTTCTTCAAACTCACCTTCTGCAGGTGCTTGTGCTTGAGGTTGTGCTTCAGTCTGTACTTGTGGTTGAACTTGTGCTTGAGCTTGTGGTTCAGTTTGTGCTTGAGGTTCAGTTTGTACTTGAACTTGTCCTTGACCTTGTGTTTGTGCTTGAGTTTGACCACCCATTATTGCACCACCAGGAATTTTATCAATATCTAAAAATGTAGTAGTTACATATTTAATGATCTCTTCTGCAATATCTACATCACCAAAAAATTGACGTAAGTTTTTACCTGTTGTATCTTTTACTTTTTTAACATAAGCGTTGATTAGTGATTGAGGTAAATCAATCATAGTTTTTACTTTATAAAGATCGTTAACTTGGAAAACAGATTCTTTGATAATCTCTTCTCTATTTTTTTGAATACGAAATTTTTCAAATGCTTTAACGTGTTTCATGTTTTTGTTTATTTTTTATATGATATATATATTAAGAATAAAAAGCCGTTTTTATACTTTTTATTATTTTATAACACCAACTACTTTTAGTACTAAAGGTATTATTATTGCAACACCACCTAAACCACCTACAACCATTTTTAACTTAGTTCTTCTTAGCTGTTTATCTTTTTCATCAATTACTTGTTGTCTATTGGCTAATTGAGCTTCTAATACTTTATTTCTTTCCATCCAACCAAGTATTTCACCTTGTAAAGATTTGATTTTCTCATCTTTAACTAGTAATTGACCATCTTGGTGACCTATTGTTACATTTAATTTAGCAATTACATCATCCTTTTCAGAGATTACTTTAACACATAAAGTTTCATATTCTTTCATCTTTATATCTTGTGCTTCAAACTTTTCCAATAAATCAGAATTATTATTAAGTTTCATTGCTTGTGGTATAGTCATTACTATTACCTTTTGTCCAAGTGAATCAACTTCAAATTTTGGATATTTAATTTCCGGTGTTAGTTGTGAAAACATTGTTGTGAAAACCAATGTCATTAAAATTGTATAAATCTTTTTCATATTTTAGTTTGTTTTTTTTATTAAAGCTTCTAAAAGTTCATCATCAGTTAGTACTGGTGGATTTTTCTTTAGTGCTTCGATTTCTTTTCTGTTCTCAGTTATACCACCTTGAACTTTATCTAAATCTGCTTTAGATTTTTTAGCTTTTTCTTGAGCTAGTTTTGCATCCGCTTTAGATTTTGTAACTGCTATCGCAAGTTGTTTATCCTTAGCATCTGCTACTTTAAATTTACCTTGCCATACTAATATCTTGGCATCTGCTGCTTTTTTATCCTCTTCTAGTTTTTTATACTCTGCTTCAAGTTGTTTAACTTTTTCTTTAGATGCATCACTACCTCCAAAGAACCACATTAGTCCGAAAACTGTACTTGCAGCTAGTAAAACTAAAATTAGTATTGTTTTTAAGTCAAATTTCATAATTTTTACTATTTTCTTTTATATATTAAATTTTTATATATATATTTGTATAAAATTTTATAGAAAATATGGGAATAAAAAAATTGATATGTTTTGACTTTGATGATACTCTTTGTCACACCTTGAAACCAGAGGAGGGAAAGGTTATCTGGAAAGAAAAATTTGGCACAGATTGGCCACATAGAGGATGGTGGTCTAAGCCAGAAACTTTAGACTTAGATATTTTTGATACAAAAATAAACCCTTATGTCTATCAAGAGTACTTAAAAGCAGTCTCTGATCCTGATAATTATGTTTTTTGTGCAACAGGTCGTATTGAAAAATTAAGAACTGAAGTAGAAACAGTTTTACATAAACTAAACTTATCATTTGATTCAGTATATTTAAACAATGGTGGAGACACCTTTACTTTTAAATGTAGATTATTTGCCAAACTGATTAGTGAATTACAACCAGCGGAATTCATCATGTACGATGATAGATTTGAGCATCTAGTTGAGTTCGAAAAATGGGCTGAAACTATTGATTGTAAAATCACTATAATAGATGTAGTAAACAAAACAACAAAAATATTTAATTAAGATGCCGACTATAACTAAGAAAAAAACACAGTCCAAAGTACAAGAGATTTTATCTAAACCTTATAGACTAATTGTTCATAATGATGACTATAATTCATTTGACCACGTTATTAGTTGTCTAATGAAAGTATGTGATCATGAATATGAGCAAGCAACACAATGTGCTCACATAATTCATAATAGTGGAAAATGTGATGTGAAATATGGTGATTTAGAAACTATTTCAGAAATGAAGAATAAACTAAGAGGAGCAGGACTCTCTGCTACTATGGAAGTGAATGAATAAAAAAAGACATCTTAATAAGATGTCTTTTTTATTTTATTTAAAAAACGATTTTATTTTTTGTAGTGTACCTTCTTTCTTTCTACTTACTTTAATTATAATTTCCTCACAATCCTTAGTAGTTATTCGATTATTTATGACTTGAGATACTGTATAATAGTCTGATTCTATTTTATTATAATGTCTAAAAGAATCTGTATTATTGATCCTGAATTCTTCTATTTCATATTTTCTACTCAAAAGTGTAAAGAAAGGTATAAAATTATTAGAAATTTCTTCCCATTGAAATGGTAAATTCACTCCATCTGAATCATTTGATTCTATTACAATTGAACTAATTCCTTCAGTTCCTTGACCATAATTATAATCATTATCAACATGGTATGGATAGGTTCCTACTTTTAATTCAAATTTATAATCATCTAGTAAGTAAGCTAGATGAGTTTCGGAAAAATCTCTAACTTCTGTTGCAAATTCTCCATATTTTTCAGTGGCTTTTATCCTGAACCAATCATCTTTACAAAGATTGCTACCATCATTTGAACGATTTATTAGAAATCCTTTATCTTTATAATACTTTTCCACTAGTCCCATTAAAATATCATTTACTGATCTAGTACTTTTTGTTTTAAAAGTAGGATTTTGATATACTTCAATACTACCATCCTTTGAATTTTTAATCTTTCTATCTAAGTCTTTTACTAGACTATCAAATTTTTCCTCTGCTTCACTTTGTAATGATCCTTCACCACTAAACCAACCTTCATTAAATTTTTTTAAATATTTCATGTGTTTATTTTTTTATTATTCTATATATTTACTTAAAAAACCCATTTATTTACCACTACTATTAAACCAATTTATACCAGTCGTATTAGACTCACTAACAGTTTTATTTCTATTTAATATTTTTCTTCTAACATTTAGTAATTGTGTATAATCAACAGTCTCGGTAAATTCAAGATTCTTTAAACAGTCTTCCACATAAATCTTAAATGATGAATCTTTTTGTAAAGTATCTTCAACCATCTCTTTAAAATCATTTTTTTGAAAAGCAGATGTCGCATTTACAATAGTCATCACACAGTCGTCATGTCCAACATCAGCGGCATACCTAGTATTCCCTGCAGTCGTTGTATGTTTAACAAATGTTGTAATCTCTCTAACAGTTTCTTCATTATTTATAGAAAATCCTTTAGAGATCATTAAATCCTGGTAATCTTTGACCATCAAATTTTTATTTTCACCTACTTTTAATCCGACTTTTTCTTCAGTTGCATCTGCTCTATGTTTGTATCTAAAAAAAATAGATGAACCATACTGATTATTACCATCAAAAACGTGTGGTAACTCTGCTAATAAAGTATTTCCATAGTTATTTAGCTCTAAAACTATTTTAACATTATCTGGGTTTAAATATTCAAATGCTAGAATATAAAGTAACTCTGCTAATTGTTTAACTGAAACTAAATTACTTCTGTATAAACCAATTTGTTCTAATCTAAAAAAGTCTGTAACTGATTTATATGCTAGTCTTTGTGATTCAATTGTATCCATATCTTTTTTAGATATTTTAAATATGTTTATAATTGAGTAATCTTGTCCTAAACCTTCTGCGATATCGACTGATAGTATAATCTTCTCATTTTTTCTATTCATTGGTATGAATATATCATCATCATCGATCCATCTCAAGTCCTTATAACTAAATCTAAGTTTATTTTCAAATTCAAATATCTCTTCAAATTTATAATTTTTCTTATTATTTAAAAGACTATCGATTATCGCTTCATTAAGTAAGGACTTACTTGAGTTTATAAATCTTAGTCCATATTCCTGATTGAACGCATCCTCACCACCAATATCCTTTACTGCTTCTTCTTTCCAAGTTGTCATTTCACCAATGGCTCTTAGTGGTACTTCAAATCCTTTTGAATCAATGAATGTTAAATTCTTAACATCTTCATCGGTACATCTCTCATTGTTAAATACAGATATGATGTCTTTTTGGAAATCTGAATTGAATCCCATATGTGTTTTTGTTATATTTTCTGGATAATTTTCTCTAATTCCACTAAATATCTGTTCTTTTGTTACACCATGTTCATATAATCTATGATCATTTAATCTCAAATATGTAACAAATCTTCCTGGTACTTGATGCCAGTAAACACGCATTGCTTTATAGTTATTTTTGAGTGGATCTCCATCTGGCCTTTCTGCATCAGTAAGTAATTTATGAAATAAATTCATACCATTTGGAGTTGATGTAATAATAATCTTTGAGTTTTGTACCGCAGATACAGTTGGATAAGCTGCAGTATAGTAAGGTTCAATAATATTTGAAGGGATGTGTGCAAACTCATCAAGATAAAGTACGTCAATGGTAAAACCGATTGCTGGTGTTTTAGATCTTGCTGATGTTTTTATTCTACATCCATTTTCAAATGTTAGTGACTTTTGATTCCAGGTTTTAATACCTGGTTTTAAAAAGAATGGTAATAGCGAGTAGATAGATTTAATCTTATCTACAATTTCAACTGCAGTATCTCCTTTATTGGCAACAATCATTATATTTTTATCATTACTAAATAGAATTGTGTGTAACATGAAAATTGATGCTGAGATTGTATTGTGTGATAAAATTCCATTTGTGTAAAATCTATGGTTTGGATGATCAACAGTTAAATCAAACATTGATGACTTAAAATTTTCTGAAGTTAGTGATAACACTTCTTGTATACCACTTTCTGTCTGTATTAGATCACCTTTTTTTAAATCTTTTGTAAATACTTCCCTGAAATTCTTATCAAATAATATATGATTATCTGCACACAATAGTTCAAATTCTTTAGTTTTTATTTTATAATGTTTATAAGGTTGTGTTATATGTATATCAGTTGTTAACTGATAACCAGTATCAGTTTTAACCTTTACATTCATTAAGTTGATAGAATTTAATATCTTCTTGGATATATCATCTTCATCAAGATATCTATCTCTATATTCATATTTTTCTATTAACTCTATTAAACTATTAATAATAAATATTAATATCTTTTTAAAAAATTTAAACATTTTTTAATTGTTTTGTTTTTAGTATATAATTAACTACTTTTAAAACAGTTAATTCTTTATTGTCTTTATATTCTTTTTCACTTATATGTAAAACTTTATAACCTGAATTTATAATATTCTCGTCTCTTGTTTTTTCCCTTTCTTTATTCTCGGTTGTGTCTCTATGATAATAAGTTCCATCAAATTCTAAAATTAAATTTAGACTAGGTATAAAAAAATCTGGTAGTATATATGATTTATTTAATTTCAATCTATACTCGTAGTTATTCTTACTCTCATGTATATTATCATTTTTATCAAGCTTTGCAAAATAGACCTTATCAAAAAATCCCACATTTATTAGTTCTTTATATATTGATATAAACATCTCTTGACTAATTTTACTATAATTAATTTTTTGATAATTGTTTAACCATTTTTCTTGTCGATCAGTCCACTTTTTATAACCTTCATCATATCCATATTTTTCGATACACTTCTCAAGTGAGAATGTTGTTTGTCTTACTTTAAGAAGTTTTTCTGAATCTTCTAGTGAATATCCTTTATTTATATAATATTTTATTGTAGTATCTGAAATTCTATCTTTGATTGCCAGTTTCGCAAAATTACTTATATGTTCCTTAACATTCTCCATACCATTATATTTTATAAAATCTTTTGAAAATGGACTTCTACTTTTTCGTTCTAGTTCAGTTGTATTATTTCTGTGATTAGGATTTTTTTCACCTTTAAACATATCAGAAAACATTTTTTTATATTTATCATCTTTCATGTGTTTACCACTATTTATTGTAGTTCTCTCTCTATCTGATAATGCCATTATTGGTGCACCAGTGTATAGATTTTTATATTCATCAGTTGTCATATTATTGTGTTTGAATTTTAGATGCTTTCCATATATTCTCTTACATTGCTCACCACATATTCTACAAGTTACTGTCTCTCTATTATCATTAATTTCCATCATATAAATTTTATTTTTTTATATATTAAAAAGTTATGGGTTCCTTTCAGATAGGTTAGATGTTTTCTAAGTAAAATAAAAAATCATATAATTTAATCTTAGTTTTTTCTAATAAAGTTAAATTTCTTTCTTTCTTTAACACATAGTAGTACAGTTTTCCAATACGAAAATCAATTTGTACTCCGTCTTTCTCAATACTACATAAAGTATTGAACGAAAAACATTTACCCACTTGACGACTTGCCATTAAAATGTTAAATCTGCTATTTACAAAATTATCTAATATTTCTTTTTGGTATTCTCTCAATTTAATTTGACCTACTGATCCATCTTCAGTTTTTACTTTACAATATTGTTCTGTAAAGTAATGTACATCCAAAGCACACTTTATATATTCTTCTTGTTCTTCAGGAGACATTCTAAAAGATACACCTGCTCTTCTTAGTCCTACTTCAGATTTTAGCCAAGGATTTTGGTATCTTTTGATGACGATACCATCATTTATTTTATCTGTTGATTCATCTACCAGTTTGCTGGTAAAGATCATTTGTTTCTCTAATACTTCTTTTGCCATAATTGGACTTAACTTTTTTTATATATATTGTAAAAAACCGTTTACTTATGTCAAAAAGTGAAGAACAAAGAATTAGACTACAAGATGAATTCGATCAAATCCAGTCAGAAAACTCGGAATTTGACATTTCTCTACACTTAGCAAAGCCAGAAGATTTACCTGATTTAGGTGAAATAGAGATATATGATTATGATGCCGATTTAACTGTGGCTACACAACAATCAATGGATGTATTAGAATCACTAGTTGATTTATATCTAAGTGATATACCAAAATTAAAAGATCATTCGTATATTAAAAATAAAATGAGAGAAGATGCTATGGTTTATGCAGAAGCAATCTTCCTATCAAAAATGACTAGAAAAAACTTTCTATCTCAATTAAGACAAGTTGATAATGGTGATAACGCCGCAAGAATGCATGAAGTTGTTAATCAAACAATTGGTCAGATTAGAGAGAATGGTAAATTTTTATCAAATCAAAGAACCGAATTAGAGAAGTTTTATAAAACATTGAGAAAAGACTTAGGTTATAATGAAATAGAAAATCCTGAAGTTAAACAAGCGGAGGCAGATCAACAAAGTGATACATCTTCTGATGGATTGGTTACTAATAATCGAGATCTAAATGATTTGATTAAAAATGCGATGACTAAAAGAGATGAGAAATAAAAAAAAAGACTAACACAATGTTAGTCTTTTTTGTATATGAAATTTTCAAAAGTTCTTACAATTTTATTTAGATTTAACTCTACTTTAGTTGTAATGAATGGATTTACTTTATTAAATGTAACTTG